TGTGAAGGTTACATAAATTTTCTCAAGGATTTGCCAACAAACATTCCTCACAATGATTTTATTGATCCACCTCAGTGTATGCCTGATTATTGTAAAGGTAACGATGCCGTTCTTGCGTATCAAAATTACTATATACTAGAAAAATCAAGCTTTGCAAAATGGAAAAGTAGAGCAATACCAGAGTGGTTCAATAATGAAGTATGAAGACGTTTGGCAAAAAGAAGTAGCAAGTATGCAATTACAGCTGTACAATGCCTACATTCGAATAAAAGAATTATCTAGTGAAAATAATAATTTAAAGAAATTAATAAAAGAATCACAATCGGAGATTGACTTTAATGCCAACATATAATTTTTATAATGAAGAGACTGAAGAAGAATTCGAAGGATTCATGAAAATTTCTGAACTTGATCAATATAAATTGGACAATCCTCATATTAAACAAAGACCAGTGCTAGTGGCTTTTGTTGGTGACCATATCAGCGCAACAGCAAAAAAGATTGATGGCGGTATGAATGAAAGGTTAGAACAGATTGCACATTCAAATCCCGGCTCTCCACTTGCAGATAGATATGGTGGTTCAACTAAATCAATTAAAGATGTTAAAACAAGAGAAGTTCTCAAAAAACATGGTGTTCTTAACAGGTTAACAAAATAGATTATAAATAGTAATGGTGCAGGCGAGAAATCACACTTCAGCACAGACGCACGGCGTTATGGAAGCTTGGAAGTCAATCCGCCTATGCACCAGAGGGGGGTCGATACCCTCTTGCCGAACTTGCAACGATTGTCGGCCTCCCTCATCTTTTTTAATTAGGATATAAAATGGCAAGTACAAAAAAAACTAAAGAAATAAACGCTAGCAATCTTGTAACAATAAAACCAATTACAGACAATCAGAAAATTGTTTTTGAATCTTGGAAGAAAGGTCAAAACCAATTTCTTTATGGAGCTGCTGGTACAGGTAAAACATTCTGTGCGATGTATCTCGCATTGCAAGATGTGATGGATTTGAAGACACCATACGAAAGAGTTGTATTAGTTCGCTCGCTCATACCAACAAGAGAGATTGGGTTTTTGCCTGGCGATGAAGATGATAAATCTGCGCTGTATCAAATACCATATCAGAACATGGTGCAGTTTATATTTGAACAGCCTAACGAACAAGCATTTAACAATCTATACGATAGACTAAAAGGTCAAGGTTCATTACACTTTTTATCAACTTCTTTTCTAAGGGGGTTGACAATGGACAACGCAATTGTTATAGTAGATGAATGTCAGAATATGAATTTTCATGAACTTGATACTATTACAACAAGGATTGGTCAAGATGCAAAGATTGTATTCTGTGGTGATTTTGACCAGACAGATTTACAGAAGCAAAATGAAAAAAACGGACTACACGATTTCTTCAAAATACTAGATGAAATGGATGAATTCAACTGTGTAGAATTTACTATTGGCGATATAGTTCGATCAGGCTTTGTTCGTAACTATCTTATCAATAAAATTAGACTTGGATTTGGGAGTGAATAATGGGCTTATTAATGTGGATAACAAGTGGACTAATAATGGTTATCTGGGGTTGGACTATCTATGAGTGTAGATTCCTCTTTGCTGAAGAGTGCAAAAAACTAACAAATTGGATGAAGAAATGAATTTAAATAAACTTAGAAAACAATTAGAAATAGATGAGGGAGTAAAATATGAAATATATAATGATCACCTTGGTTATGCTACTTTTGGTGTCGGGCATTTGGTTCTTGACTCAGACCCAGAATCAAGATTGGAAATCGGCACTTCCGTCAGTGAGTCTAGAGTCATTGAAGCCTTCGAGCGAGACTGTAAAACAGTTTTGTCAGACTGCGCCATCCTTTACAAAGACTTTGGAGATTTGCCAGAAGAAGCCCAACAAATAATTGCAAACATGATGTTCAATATGGGCAGAACTCGTTTGAGTAAATTCAAGGGAATGAAACGTGGTGTGGATGCAAAAGATTGGAACGCAGCTGCTAACGAAATGGTTGACAGTGCTTGGTATCGTCAAGTAACCAACCGAGCAGATAGACTAGTGGATAGAATGAGGGCAATATAATAATGTTTAATCATGAACCAGTGAAGTTACAACCTATATCAGCAACAAACCAAGATGGTACTCGTCTATACAAAACCCCAGAGGGGAATAAGTATCCCTCAATCACAACTGTTCTATCAGTTCGTAATAAGAAGGGAATTGCAGAATGGCGTAAACGTGTAGGTAATGATGTTGCTAATCACATATCAAGAACAGCCGCAAATCGTGGTACTAAAGTTCATCATATGTGTGAAGACTATCTAAACAACCAAAATATAGATCACCACAAGCAACATTTTCTACCGTATTGTCTATTCAGCGAATTGCGAGATAATGCTCTAACTTACATAGACAACATATATGCCCAAGAAGCGGGTTTGTATAGTGACAAGTATAAGGTAGCAGGCAGAGTTGATTGTATTGCAGATTACAAAGGCGTACCGTCTATTATAGATTTCAAAACATCGACCAAAGAACGTAAAGATGAGTATAATGAAAGCTATTACATTCAAGGTTCTGCGTATGCTGAAATGTATAAAGAACGTACAGGAGTAGATATTTCTCAGGTGGTTATCTTAGTAGTAACAGAGGATGGAACTGTCCAAGAATTCATCAAACAAAAACACGACTATCTTGACACTCTTGTAGAAACAATCGCAGAATGGAATAATCAACAGAAAGAGTGGAAACTCTTTCGTGAGGAAGAACAGGAAGAGTGGGATAATCAAAGAGACTATTCAAAAAGTCTCACAGACAGTTTATAACTTATAGGAAAATATTATGATTGAATTAAACACACTAGTATCAATAGTAACACCAGCTGGCGAATTTGTTGGAAAACTTGAAGAACAAACAAGTGATTTTGTAACGCTAAAAGAACCTAAAATGATTATCCATACATCAGATAAACAAATGGGATTTGCTCGTGGAGTATGCCTAACTGGTGAGGAAAATCCAGAGCTTGTAACTTTTTATGGTGGGGGGATTATTTTGGTTACTCCATCAAATGAGGAAATTATAGCTGCTTACAGAAAGATGACCTCTGGAATTATTGTTTAGGTTCTTGACATTCTGGTACTATTATGGTACTATATAAATAGAATACAATTTGTTGATGCGAGTTGAGAGCTGATCTGGACGGGGGTGCGATTCCCCCCAACTCCACCTAAACACATTCGGTGAGTGTGCTTAGGGGGGTTGAATAGGATCGACAGGCAGAGGTAGATGAGTGGAGAATTGTCGGGTGATTCCGTTATAGGTCAAAACAACTAAATGCAAATGATGATAACTTTGCACTTGAGGATTATGCGCTAGCCGCATAGTTACTCGGAGTTTCGGTAGGTTTCTTAGCAACAGAATAACCTACCACTTTTTATAATGATTACAGGAAAATATATACTATGGCAGTTTTCACAACATCGAAAACATTTACGAACGCAATAGAAATTATTGCTAAAGAAAAGAACATTACTCATATGGATGCTATTCTTTGGTACTGTGATAAAGAAGGTATTGAACCAGACTCAGTTGGTTCTCTTGTTTCCAAAGGTCTAAAAGAAAAAATTGAAGCGAATGCTCGTGACTTGAATTTTCTGCCAAGAAGAGCTCAGTTACCAGTATAGAAAGTTTTTAATGGAAGCAATTGATGTGTATCTTATGTACTGTGCAATGAAAGCACACTTTGGTAAAACTGATTATGACTTTGTTACTTACAAAGGCAAAACTCGTATCAAACGAGATTCTTTCTACAAGAGAAAGGATAGATATTTCTTTGTCAAAATCTCACGAAAATATAAAACTGAAGAAAACATAAAAAATTATTTTGTCTCTAATTTTATTAAAGACAGTAAAGGTTATGTATCAAATTTTAATGATGAAAACTATGAAGAGTGGAAAAATAAAAGAGCTAACTTTTACGATCAATTCACATTAGAGATTATGCCTTTTATTAAAAACTTCAATCCCCTTTTTAATATTGAAAGTGACGAACACCCTATATTATTAAAAGAGTATCTTGGAAAAAGAATATCATTAGAAAC